AGAATATGATGATTAAATAAAATTTATTAATTAAAATATGTATTTTAAATATATATGAAAATTTTAATTAATAAAAAAAAGAAAGTAAGTCTTGCTATCTACATTTTTATTATATTATTTATAATTATTCAATATATTAAACCCAGCTTTATATACACACATAATGGTAATATTAGACAATTCGGTTTAGGTTACAAAAATAAAACCATATTACCTTTGTGGCTTGTTACCATCATATTAGCAATAATATCTTACTATATTGTTATGTGTTTAGCTTTGTATTCTAACTAGCATACCTAGAGGACTTAGCCGAACCCTGTGGAACAATACTCTTTTTACTAAGTATAACTGCTACATTCTTTAAATGTATATAATCTTTGTTATCATCTAACTCGCCTTCATGCATTTCCAATTCGCCTAATTTTTTGCTTATAGCACAAGACATTATTGCTTTGTTATAATCATTTATGTTTTTCGATATTAGATATAAATCTACATCAAATAATTTTGCACCATTTTTAAATCTATCTTGACTATAATAACTCTTTAAACATTTGTTAATATTTTCTCTAGCAATAACTACCAAAGATTCGCTATTTAAATTGTTTAGAGGATACAATTTATCTATAATGATGTTAATACTAGTTAAATCATATATTTTATTAAATGCTGTTGGTACTATACAAATATCACCATTCACAATGTTAACTAATTGTTGAAACGCTGAAGGGTTTCTAGCTAAATTCATCGATTCCCTTGCGGTTCTATTAAATAAATCTGGCAAATTTGTTGTTCCTGAATCTTTACCCCAAAAACAACCACCTTGAACATATATTGTTCCTTTTATACGTTTCTCTAGTCTTAGCTTTTCAATTAAGTGCATTATACCTGTACATGGTCTTCCTACATTAGTAGTTATGGTACTATAACTATTAATAAGCATTTTTAGTTCATTAAAATTTAAACATAAATTTAAAGGAAAATCATCTTTATTCATAAAATGACTAATTTTAGGCAAATCATTGGATAAATGATGATAGATTTTTTGACTGACAGGATTTCTTTCATCTATAATATCTCTCGAAATATATACAATTGTATCTGGAAAACATCTAGCTAACCAAAATGCTGTTATAAATGCACTGTTATAACTTTTACTTTCATCATTACAATTTATATCACAAAAATTAAAGTATTTTTTATTTCCTTCTGGTACTATTGGAACAATTAAAAGTAACTTTTCATCTTCTAATTTACGCATACCTATTTCCAAAAATTCATCACCATCCGTCGGATCTACCGATAAAATAGTTATTTGTCTCTTTTTAGAAAACTCCATCTAAATTTATCATTAAAAAATATTTAAGTTCAATTATATTTAATATAAAAATCATTCCTTATCCACTTTATATAATATTTTCTAATTAGTTTCTGACTTTTATAACTCGTACCCATACCATTATTTATATAATTTTTAAAATATTTGTAACTATCTCTATTTATTATACTATCCCAACATAATTCATCTTTAAAATACGATATTATATTTTTTTCTATCTCATCCGGTAACAAATTAATTAGATTATTTAGTTTTTCTCTTTTTATCATATTTCGTGTTTGTACCATTTTAGTTTAAATATTATTATTAAAAAACTTTTCAATTTATAATAATATTATGCAAAATCCAAAACTTGTTGAAAGCGGAGCTAAATATTTTTTCACAAAAACTCTTGAAAATTGCCACAATAAAAAACTAACATATTATAATAATTTGTATAATTTAATATTATTAATTGTATTTATACTTATTATTTTAGGTACATTAAGATATAAATATAAAGGTAAAATGACACCTCAAGAAAAAAAACAAAAACAAGAAAAAGAAAGAGCTTATATACTTAATAAAATTAAGTCTATAGACATTCAAAAGCAAAAATATAGACAAGAAATCATAACTAATCTTCCTGAATTTGAAAATGAATATTATTATTTAAATCAAAAAAATAATATATAAATATAAGTATGGAAAATGAAAATGATTTACATTTTGAACAAATCAAAAATGACGAACTAAGAAAAACTATTAAACCTATACCTATTACTGAAGAAACTATACCTGAATTATCATCCTCACCACAAAAATCTATATTTACTGACGATATAATAAAAGCTATGAATAAATATTATAAACTTAAAGCTGATTATGAAAAAAAATATAGAAAAACTATTAGAAATATCAAAGACAACGACTCTATATCCACCTTTAAAAAGAAAAAACTTATTAAAACCATTAAACCTATATGTATTAAATGTAAGCGTAATGTAGGTACCATATTTACAAATACCGACAGAATTCTTACTGCTAAGTGTGGAGATAGTGTTACACCATGTGGTCTAGATATCAAAATACAAAGAGGTTCAATTATGACAGAAATTAAAGCTGCTGATTATTGGCAAAATGAAATAGAAAATGATAAATTTAATGTTATACAAACCAAATTAAATTACTTATTTGGTTTTGTAAATGAAGAAGATTCTATTATAAAGTTTAATGAATATAAAAATGTCATATCGGAAACTCTAGAAGAATATACTTCTACATTAGCTTATTTAATTCAAACAAAACAAACTACCGAAAATATTAAATTAACAAACGAATCATTAACCAAAAACTTAAATTTAATTAAAGAAAATATTGAAAAATTTATTGAAACTAATGATATTCAATACATTAAAGATGCTGTTGAAATTAATATTAAAAATATAAGACCTTTGGTCACTTTTATCACCAATCTTAAATATAAGTACTATACAGTTGAGTATGATGAAGATAGTGAAACATTTACTTTAGTTAAAAAACCATACACAATAGAATCTATAGAAAGAGTTATAGATAAAGAACCTAAAATAATTAGTTATAAAATTTAGAATCTTTGCGTAAATATTACTCAGATGATTTCATTTATTATACTATATGAGTGATACAACTAATATTAATCAATTACCACTTGTTGATGAAATGCCTCAAAATATCGTACTAAATACACAGGATAAAGAACCGGTCTTACAAGTTCCTGTTAACACTAGTGAAAATTTACAACATTCACAACAACCCAATATGTTTAGCTCAGATAATCAAATAGACTTTGTGAAAAATATTAATAAAGCTGCCGAAACTGGTGCTACACAATTACCTTCACGAGATATACCCAGAAATACTAGCAACATCACTATTGATCCTAATGTTAAGGTAAATTATATTGAAGAAAATAAACAATCCGATTATATTAATTTACATGATTCTCAAGAAAATATTATTGCAAATACTAATAAACGTATCCAAAATAATAGTCTAATTAATAAGCTCTTTGAAGAATTTCAAATTACTTTAATTATTATTATATTATTCTTTTTATTTCAATTACCTTTTTTTAATTCTAAATTGTCTAAGTTTATACCTAAATTATTCGATGAATCAGGTAACCTTAAGTTTTATGGAATTATTATTAAAAGTACATTATTCGGATTTGCCTTTTATAGCATAACAAAATCTTCGGATACATTCCTCAATAAAATGTCTTGATTACACTGGTTCGTTTAAACAAAATTTATTACTATAACCCTGATTTATACATCTATGATATGAGTCTAAAAAACCATCCTTGTTTGAAAATTTAACATTACTTATTGCTAATAAAATTATTATTAAAAAAATAACTATATTAAATCTAGAATACATTATATATTTAATATAGAGGAATTTTAAAACTATCATCTTTTTTTTGATTTAACATAAATAAATCTTTCACTATCTTTTTTTTATCTTTTTTACTTTTACTTTTACTTTTACTTTTACCTTTAAAATTGTTTTTTTGTGTCTTTTTCTTTTTTACCTTCTCATATTTTGGATTCTCATATTTTGGATTCTCGTCTTTAGGTTTACTTTTACTTTTACCTTTATTCTCATTAGGAATATATCTTAAAAACCATTCTTCATATTCTTTTGTTTTTTTATTATTCATTAGTTCATTATATTTTTTTGTTTTTTCTTCTCGTATATCTTCCAATGTGGACTGAGAACCATAACAATTTATGCTAAATCTTCGTAATACACCTTTTTGTTGTAATCTATTTCTTTGTTGCACTTTAAAAAGAAATTCTGCCATACATAATATTCGATTTTTATCATAATATGGTCTATTAGCATATATAAAAGCTAAATAAAAACTCAACATAGTATCGATCGTTGCCACTCTAACTTTTCTTTTGTCTATCTCAACAACGTTATAACTATGACATGCCAATGGTTCATAAATAAAACATATCGTATCTTTTCCAAATCTAACCTCATAATGTGCTGCAATAACTTCTCCAATGCGTTCTCTTTTAATTATTGATATATTTGTATATCCATTATATTCTAATCTTTCTTTTACCACAGTAGCTGTAAATTGTGGTTTCAAGGCCATAACATCAAAATCTGGGTTTTTTTGAATTATTCTTTTGCCTTCTTTCTTAGGCATGTATGTTGAATATATGCCATGTGCCAATGATCCAAAAAAAACTACACCTTGCCCTATTAATGCATCCCTAACTATGTTAAATATATCCAACTCTTTTTCTTTATTTTCTAATTCAAATCCTCTCTGGAAATTCATATTTAAACAATCTACACCATGTAATGGATAATTCTGATTTAATAATATCAACCTTTTTAAAACTTTTTCCCAGCGACTTATATCACCCTCTGGTCTAGATAACTCTAAATACATTGCCATTCTTAAATAGTTGGGTGGGGCATATAATATGCCACCAACACTTATACTTTCTTTTAAAATAGAATTGTATAATTCTTTATTCAAGTATGTTATATCTGCCACAGGAATATAATTTACAAACACCTTGTATGTTCCATAATGCACACCTGCTTTTGCTTCTACATCATCAAAATTTTTTGCATATATATCAGCCAATTCTTTGGCATCATCTAATGCATTAGGAGAAAAAAAATCATAGTCTGGAATCTCTAAATCTTTATTGTAGAACTGATCTTGTTCTGGTAAAATATTATTAATCGCAGTACCACCATAACATATTAACTTTTTTCTTCTAAGAAATTCTTCCACTATATTTATAATATTTTCTATTTCTGGACCTTTGACCGCTTTTTTCTTCTGACGTTCTTCGGCCAAATCTACAGCATTTCTTAGAATTTTTAATTCTAATTCTTCTAAATTACTCATATATATATATATTATATTTAGATTAATTTACTCATTATATTGTTATACCAGTATTTTCTAATCTTTGTTTTTGTATTATCTCCTTCATTCACAATTGTATCGGTCATTCCATATATTGCATTCAACGAATTGCAAGAATTATATGTTGGCTCCTGGCTGTCGCCGAGACTGTCATCATCTTTATGTTTATCGCCGGTCATTTGTATAAACGCATTCCCATTATCATAAAACCATTTAATATAATTATTTAAATTACCCAACTCTTCAAAATCTAATAAATCTTCTTTATAATCACTTTTTAGATTTACCCATGGAATTAATGAATAATCTTTTGGTATTTTTTCTCTAAATGACATGCCTATAAAATTTATTTTTGCTTTTTTGTGATAACAATAATTAGGATTTATTTTTATGTCATCTGGTATAGAGATCTTTAATATATTAGATATTTCACTAAGTTTATCGACACTATTTTCGTGATCCATTAGATTTGTATTATTTACTTGAAATACATTAAAAATATCATCAGAGATTGTAATACCACCATTGCAATAATTTCTAGATAAGTTTGTAGGTGCTTTTTCACCTATTAAATTCAAATTGTTAGATATATCCGACTCTTGATATGTTAGTTCATGTATATCGCTCGACATATATATTATACCCGATAGATCTTTGACATATTCATCACCAGTTATTTGTGAATTTTTATATTCACTTGGTGTAGCCCCGCTTATATCATATGCTACCTTATTATAGAATTCTTTTGTTGTTACTTTTATTCGTAAATTTACTATTAAAGGATCCTCGTTCAATTCAGTATAATCGATTGAAAATGCTTCCTTCGCAATTTTAGATATAACTTTACTTAATTTAATATAATTATAACTATCTCGTCTAATACCATTCTTCATAGATGTTGTTCCTACAACAGCATTATTATTATGCTCAAATATTTCAAAATCTAAACATCTACAACCCAATTTAATACAATGCGATAATGCACATAAATCTACCCAATCTTCTTTAACAGAACAACAATTATATGCTGTCATAATATAACAATCTTTTAACGATACATTTTCTGTAGTAAAAGGAACTAACGTTCCAGTTGTGTTTTTTTTAATCATATTTTTCCTACAATCTATGTCTTTCATATCTAATTTATTTTTAACTAGAATAATAGTATATATAGTTATAACTACCACAAATGCCAATAATATTGTAAATACAAAGTCCATTATTATATATTTACAATAATTTATTTTAAAAGTAATATAACTATATTATATTAATGGCAGGTGGATTATTAAATTTAGTAGCGGTAGGTGATCAAAATGTTATAGTTCATGGTAATCCTGATAAAACATTTTTTACATCTACTTTTAAAACCCACACCAATTTTGGATTGCAAAAATTTAGGTTAGATTTTGAGGGTCAGAAAGTTTTACACACCACAGAAGAAACTAAATACTCCTTTAAAGTAAAAAGATATGCAGACCTTTTAATGGAAACATATTTGTCTATTAATTTACCTGATATATGGAGTCCCATATATCCACCAAAAGAAACACAGGACTCTAGTGGTGAATGGGTTCCTTATGAGTTTAAATGGATTAAAAATCTTGGCACCCAGATTATTAAAGAAGTCAGTGTTACTGTAGGTGGTACAACATTATGTAATATACCTGGGGAATTTTTTTTAGTTAATTATAATAAAAATGGTTATGGTAAAACAGGAACATTTAACACTATGACAGGTAACGATAGGATTTTTTATGATCCTGGAAGAGGTGGTAAATCTTATCCTAATGCAGTTTATACATCTAGCAGTGATGGTGCTGAACCTTCAATCAGAGGAGAACAATTGTTGATACCATTAAATTTTTGGTGGACTGTCTCATACAAGCAAGCCTTTCCGCTTGTATCTTTACAATACAATGAATTATATATACACGTAACAATTAGACCTATTAAGGAATGGTTTGTTATTAGAGATGTTTTAGATTCTACTAATGGTTATCCATATGGTGCCCCTAATTTTAACAGATCTCAGGATCAATTTTATCATTTCATTCAAACACCTCCTAATGTTGAACTTAATTACACTAATAAAAATGTTACATGGAATGCTGATGTACACATAATTGCTAATTATTGTTTTCTTTCTGAAGACGAAAGAGTTAATTTCGCTACTAATGAACAGAAATATTTAATTAAACAAGTTTATTTGCATACATATAATAATATATCTACTGCAAATAAAAT